TCGACGAAGAGCTGCCCTCCGGCCTCGACGATCTTCGGCGCGTACTCGTGAACGCGCAAGTCTGGGAACTTCTCCAGAGCTTGCCGTAGCCGTTCGTTAACGGTGACGTAGTTATCGAGTGAGAATCCGCTCATGACTGATAGAACCTTTCCGCTAGTTGGTGCTCTCGTGAGAGTGTATCCATAGGGCGTAGGAAGGTTTCGTCGAGCGCATACTGGACGCCTTTCTTCCAGTGTTTCCCTACTTGTCTTCCGTAGCTCCATCCGATTTGCGTAAAGCACCATCCGTGAAGACGGACGACTGCTCCTTCGTCGGTGAGTTGCCTAATCGTTGCGAGAAGTGTGATCGGATGCGGGTCGGATTCGTAGATGCGAAGGATAGGCGTCTTTCCGAGTGTGCGGGTGCGTACTTCGATTAGTCCGACGTCGGCGATGTTCGCCCGGTACGGTTCGCCGAAGTGATGCGGTAGTCCGGTGAAGAAGCTCGTCGCGAGTTCGCCCATAGCGCCTACGAAGTCGGCTTCGCGTTGCGAGAACTTGTCCTCATCGTAGTTATTCCCTCGCGCTTTCATTGAGCCTGCGTTCTTGGCGCGATTCTCGACCTCCGCTCGACACTGATCGAGATGGCCTCGTAAGAGAGTGACGTCGTAGGGGATGCGCGGCTGGAGCATTCTCTAGAGTTCCCGAATAAAGTCTCGCGTCGTGAGGATGTTGACGAGTGTCGCGGCGTCTATGACGTAAGCCCACTCGAACGGGTCGGATGAGCCTCTCTTTTTGACGACTATCACGCCGAGCGCCGCGTCTTTATTCGCTTTTTGGAGGCCGAGCTTGCGAATCCATGCCGGAAGGTCGATCTTCCCGCGATCCTTAACCTCGATCACGATCTGAGGGTCGAGTTCTATGTCGCCGATGTCGTCCGGTGAGCCTGCTCGGATGCGGTGCGCTTTCGTCCAGCCGAGAGAGTGAAGCCATTCGACTACGGCGCGTTCCGCCCGATCGCCTTTCTGTTTCTGAGGAGTGCTCACTTGACCTGAACTCCCATCGCTTCGGTGATCTGGGCGAATACCCAGAGATAGCCGGCGGCGTCGACGAGACTGTCGCGGTGAATGTAGCCGTTCTGGAGGTTATGCGTGAGTCTTGCGAGCTTGACGGCGACCATGAAGAGCGCTCCGTCGGCGGGCGTGAGTTTCATTCCGGAGATGATCCCGAAGATTTCTACGACTCGCGAATAGTCGTCTATCGGATGTCCGTAGGACTCATTCCTCGGCCCGTGGACTATCCGGTCGGCTTCCTTGAGTATGTCGTCGAGCATCTTGGCCTCCTTCTCGGTCGACATTAGTAGGGCGTCGGTGAGGCGGCGATTCGTTCGAGTCGCACGATCTCAGCTCCGAGGTTGGAGATCAGTTCGTGCATCTTGTCGAGACGCTTCACTGCTGCGAGGAGGTCGTCGCGGAGGAGTTCGTCTTCGCAGTGATTCGCGTGTTCGGTGAGACGCGATTCGAGCGGTATGGCGAGCCATTCTTCGCGAGTAATCATCGTGTATCGTCCATTATGGCGAGGATGAGCATCGAGACGGCGGTTAGTAGGAGCGTTCCGGCGACGACGTAGTCGTAGATCGTCATTCTTCGACTGCCAGTTCGTAGGTGCTCCACTGCTCGAAGCCGCCTTCTCGGTAGATGTGTCCGGCGGCGATGACGGAGATCGCCGGGTCGAAGAGGTCTTCGCACGTCTCTAGTACGCCTTTGGCCTGAAGGTAGCCGGTAGGCCAGTAGCGATTCGGTTCGCACCAGCTCGGGCCGTGAACCTGAAGGACGCCATACGACCGACCACGATCTAAGTCGCCCACGACGTCGTAGGAGCATCGGGACTCGTGCCATGCGATCCGGTCGAGTAGAGCCGCTTCGTCGGGCGTGAAGCCGATTTGGAGGGCCGTGTCGTAGACGGGTGGGCAGATACCCCGGGGAGCCTTTATCGCCTCTGTAGCGGGCTTAGGACGCGCCTCAGAGGTGCTCGTGAGCCAGATGTCGCCCCACGGGTCGGCGTAGGCGGTCGTCGGAGCTATCTCCTCATCCGGGGGAAGGACGGAGAGGCCCGCCGCTCCGACGACGCCCATAGCCGCTAGGAAGATGATCGCGAACGGATTCACGCGACGCCTCCCGTATCGAACTCTTCTCCGATCGTGTTGAGTTGGAGAGGAATGGGCTTCGACCATAGGGAAGGGTGCGCCGAGAGAGGCATAGGGCCGTCTACTGCTCGCATCTGGAGCGAGGCCGACTTTATGCTACCCGCCGAGGTAGTGATGACGGTGACTTTCATCTGAAGGCCGTCCGCCGTAGTGCCGAATAGCCGTTGGTAGCGGAAGAGTTCCGCGTCTTCTTGTAGTGCCATTGAGAGCCTCCTTATGACTCGGGAACTACTTTAGGGAATCGGTGCTCGTATGTGGTGGATTTCCGAGGATGACTGTCTTTCGTACCATCCCGACGGGTATCTGGAGGACGGCGTCGAGTCCGTCGTCGGAGCCGATCGACTGGGCGACGACGACGTGGCCTCTCTTGGCGTCCGGTAGGAGGAAGCCGATCGTCTCTACGACGTACGGGTCGGAGTCGAGTTCGTCGAGGGTAGTCCACGAGTGCTCGGCGTGGGCGTCGTGCCATACGACGAGCACCGGGACGGCGTCTAGTCGAGCCATAGGACGAACTCCGCCGTCGTGATGCCTGCCTCCGGGTCGACGAAGTGCAAGCGCTGGGATGGTCGGCCTTGAGCTGCGAGTTGCTCGGCGGCATAGACGTTCCCGGATTCGGGGGAGCCGGTGACGAAGACGCGAGCGCCGTTCGGGATCGTGAGACTGAGCGGAGTGTGATAGTGACCCATGAATGCTTCGTCCCATTCCGGAGTAATGCCGGCGGCCCATCCGGTGAACTTCTTTATGATCGCGAAGATCGGCGTCCCTCCGAATGAGCGAATCTCGTCTCCGTGGACGAGAAGGGCGCGATACTTTCCGATAGTGAAGTGTTGGAAGAACTCGTCGCTCATCTGCCACGAGACTCCGAGGTCTTTCGTACGATCGGCGGCGATCTTGTACGCCATTCGATCGAAGTTATCGCCCCGAGGCATCGAGCCGAACTTGCCGATTCTTCCGTGATTCCCGAACTCGCAGATTACGCGCACTGTCTCGAAGTTCGCTGCGAGTGTGCGGACGAGTTTCTCGATGATGCGAGCCGTCTCGAAGAGTTGCTCGAAGAGGTAGGCCTCGACTTCGTAGAGTTGCGACTCGAAGATTCCGAGGCCCTCGACCATGTCTCCGCCGAGTAGGAGGACGGCTTCTCGGACTGGATGATCTTGACGCTGAATCTCCGTGATGCGTAGCACCTTCGAGGCGAAGAGGTCGATTCGTTCCGCGCACGTCTCCACTGAGTAGGACGTCGTCTTCTTGCCGAGTTGCCAGTCGGTCGCATGAATGAGCGCGACTTCGGCTTTCTTGGCTCTTCGATCACGCTTGGCGATGATGGGCTTCGGAGTCTTGACTGCGAGAGCCGCTTCACGCGCGGCCCGGTAGACGGCTTCGACGAGTTCCTCCCGGGCGGCCTCCTTTGTGGCGAGCTTGCGTTGCGTCTTCTTGAGCGTTGACTGAAGTTCTTCGATGATCTTCAGATGGTCGAGTTCATCGCGCGGAGTCATAGCCCTCCAGTGCTCTTCGGTAGCGGACGAGTGCGTTCTCGTTTATGCCGTCGAGTCCTTTCGCCGTCATAAGAGCGAGAATCGAAGCGGTCGAGTAGAGGTCGGCGCGCCGGAGTGCTTCGAGCCATTCCTCGCGATCCTTCTTCGGTTGAGCGTCGAGCCATTCTTGGATTACTGCGAGCTGATTCCTATTCGGCTTAAGTTCGTCCAGAATCCCCACGATGTGCCTCCTCGTCGTCGATGTGTCGGATTAGTGCTTCGGATACGTCGTCGACTGCGTCCTCGATCTCGTCGAGGTGCTCGTCTATGGCTTCCAGCGTACGCCGAACGAAGGCGTGATCGGTGGCATTCTCTCGGCGAGCGCGTTCGATGAGTGCCGCCGGGAGGCCTGCCGCTATGACTCCGAAGGCGGCGATGATCGCGACGATAATCCCTTCCGTCATAAGGTGACTCCGTCCGAGAGGCGATCGCCGAGACAGTAGCGAATGTGCCACGGTTCGGACTGAACTTCCCACGACCATCCGAAGCGCTCCGCGTTAGCGAGTAGCCATTCGAGGCGACCATTCTGTCCGACGTTCCAGATGTCGCAGGCGCAAGCCCATCCGTGATTCGATGTCCCGGGTGAGGCAAGCGGCGCTAGTCCGGGCTTGAGATACCACGTCGCCCCATTCCATGTACGGGTCGGGCGACCGGGGAGAGGCGTCTTCGTGTAGCGCTGGAGAAAGACGGCTTCCTGCACTGAATAGGGCCGGTAGGCGTCGAATGCTGACGTCGGCTTTAGCACGATCCCGTCGTCCTTCGCCGCTTTCTTCATGGCGTGATAGGACGCTGCGGCGGTCTTGTAGAGAAAGCCCGAGGGACGGATCGCGACGAGTAGGTCGGGCGAGAGCTTGCCGTTCTCTTGGCCCTTTAAGCCTTGAGGGAGAACGAATCTACGGACTGGGAGACTATTCGGAGCCACGACCGAACGCAGCGTCCTTCGGATTAGCCCAGCGCATGAGAGGCGGGAGTAGAGCTGCGAGTGCGGCCTTGAGGAGGTCGTCCGGCGCATAGTTGCCGGTTGAGGCGACGGCGATCACGGCGGCGGCGACGCTTCGAGCGTACGAAGTGAGCGCGGCTTGCTGACTGCTAGAGAGTTTCACGTTCACGCTCCGAGGAGTGCGGTGACTTCGGCTTCGGTAAGTCCCAGAGCGGCGAGTTTAGTTCGAGCGGATGCGACGGACGCGGCCTTGTCTTTTTCTTGTTGCGCTTGAGCTGCGGCTGCGACGTGAGCCGAGTCAATAGCGGCGGCTTCTTCTCGTGTTGCCTCACGAACTTCATCGTCGATTTGTATCCTGTGCGTCATCTCATCCCTCAGTTCTTGTAGCCATAGACGCGAATAGTGCCGCCGGTCAAGGTTCCGGATGATGGCGTAATCGTAAAGGCTGTGTATTGCGTCGTATTGTAGAGCATTCCCGCGAACAGAACACTCGTAGACGCTGGCAGATTCACGCCGTACGCGCCGTTTATTCCAGTCACTTTCGCAAGGTTAGGCCCCATGACGTTAACGTTCATAAAGAGACTGTCGGCAGTACCGACGCCTACTTTAGTGAAGCTAGCGGCGGCATTATTCGACGCAGCGCTCGCGGCCCCGCTTGAGTATGTGACCTGACTATAGCCGCAATAATAGCCGCTAGTAGTCGCGCCCAGTTGCAACGATAGATCCGCATTTCCGCTCGCGACGCCCCCAACGAGTGAGATGTGATAGTTATCGTAGGTTGAACTGAAAGCACTATTCACCGTGACGCTTGCGACTGCGCTTCCGATGGTCGTAGCGCTGATTAACGTCAGTCCGCTATCTGCCGCCGGGCCAAGCGTAAGCCATGAACTCCCGGAGTAATACTGCACGACGTCGAGGCTCTCGATGTACGCAAGCTGGCCCTCGGCGAGTGTCTTCTCTCCGGCTCCTCCGAAGCCTGCGTCTCTTGCGGTCGTGTCGGCGAAGACGGGAACTCCCGTTCGTGCTGATTCATTCATCTGCGCGGCAGTGAGAACTTGGCCTGCCGTGAATGTCGGAACGGATGTCTGAGCGTTGGCTCCCATAGTTCTTAGAAGCCTAGCCGACTAAGAGAGGACGTTATCGGCGTCCATGCGGCCTCGGAGACTGTCGTCCAATAGGAGGGCGTAGACGATGGTCGTCGGAGCCGTGTAGAAAGTGACGGTCTCGCCGCGTAAGTCAATCCGGTGCGAGATGCCTTCGACGCTGAGTTCTTCCGTGACGGTGAGCGGGCTTCCGGTCGTGAATGTGCGAGTGACGGCGATCGTCTCGCCAATCTCGACGTCGGCGACGGCGTTCTTCTGGACGGTAGTCAACGATCCGAAGAACGTCTCAACTCCGGAGAATCGTGGCTCTGGGGAGCCTTCGAGGAGGTAGTTCGCGAGTGTGAGCGCTTGGGCGTCGGTCGAGAGGAGCGAGTCGGTGATCGTCTCGGCTTGCGTGAAGTAGAGGGCGATCGAGGCGTTATCCGTGGCAGTCTGAGCGGTTCCTCCGGGGCGCTGAATGGTGACGCGGTTCAGTACGGAGTCGACGGTGAAGTCGACGAAGACTTCCCTATAGGGCGTGTTCGTGCCGTCGTCGGAGAATGTGACGCTCGGAGCTGAGAGGGTGTTTCCGATTCGCGGCTGGAAGACGAGGTCGCCGTCGGATGCTCGGACGAAGATTCGGCCTCTTTCGGCGGCGTCTATCTTGCGTAGGTAGTCGAGGGCGTTCGTACCTTCGGCGATCGCATAGTTGCCGAGTGTCGTCGTGCCGGTCGTGATGTCTCGGAGTGAGGCACTCCAGCCGACTTCGGTTCGGTCGAGGATCGTGGAGACGCGAGCCGAGGACAGTTCCGCCGATGGCGTAAAGGCGTTGAGGAAGGAGTTCGCGAGGATGAAGAGGTCGTCGGCGGCGAGGATCGTCACTTGGGGAATCTGTTTAGGGCCGACGTAGTCGTAGGTGAAGTCGACTACTCGTCCGCGATAGATGACGGTCGAGTTCCGGGTGATGCGTATCTGGCGTAGAGGTGAGAGTCCGGGAGTGTCGTCGAACTCGTCCCAGTAGACGGAGGCTTCGTTATACGGGTCGAAGGATCGCGTCGTATCGCGGGCGATGATGGTGGCTCGTCCGGGTGCGATGGAGTCGAGGACGGTCTTCTTTCCGCGTTCGATGTTGACGGAGACGACGTCGATTTCGGCGAACTGGTCGACGCCGTCGAGGACGTAGGTCGTCCCGTTGAGGATTCCCTGCTGTGAGTCGTCGAGCGTGAAGCCGTCGCCGAAGCCGACGTCGAGTTCTACGGTTAATGTCCCGCCGGTGATGATGTTCGCCGGCATGGATTAGATCGCTATCTGAACATCTAACGGCCCGGAGACGAGGTTATAGCTCTTCAGTGCCTCGACGACCTTATTCGGGAACTCTCCGTCGGTCGTCGTAGTCGTCACGTTCACGTTCACTACGGTTGGCGCTGCGTTAGCGCCGCCGAGGAATCGCAGCACCTCGTCGGGGTTGAGCGGTTGGATGACGAAGTCGGAGTATCCAGTGCCGCCTCCGCGTGAGTTAGCGCCGAGTACGGGAGCTGCACGTCCTCCGCCTCCGCCGCCGCCTCCGCCGCCTCCGCCGGATGGAGTCGTGACGGTCGGAGTCGTCATCGTCGGGATGTTGGGGAGTGTGTTGACGCCTGCGTTAAAGCGGTCGAAGGAGTCAGTCACGCCCGA